AACCAATTACTCCCTCTAACATTTGGAAGATTCCGCCACCTTCTCCGCCGCCACTTCCTCCACCAACATTACCACGCCCCCCTTTCCCGAACATCTTGAAGAAGTTATTAAAAGCCTTCCCCAACTTCTCATCGTTTTCAGCGGCTTGCTTCAATTGAGTTTCTGTAAGCCGCTCCATTTGTTGATTATGTCTGCGGTCTTCTCTTTGCTTATCCCGTTCCAGTCTAAACGCCGTAACAGAATCTGCGTTCTTATACTCTTTATTTTTGCTTATATCTCCTATCGTCCCCATTATGGAACGTGAAGATTTCCTAAGGCGCGCCAAATCGGCTATACGCTGCGAGGAACTCATCCCGGATAGACCGAGAACCTTGCCAAGCAGACTTTTTCCACCTTTGTTTATAGACCTTTGTAGAAACGATCTAGCCACAAACCCCGCTGCGGTGTTCGACGCCACAACCTCTCTAGCCCTGTTTGTAAATCTACGATACGGGTCTATTAGGGCTTTTTGCTTTAAACGTTGTTTCGCAAAACGCACAACGTCGCCGGTATCTTGCAAGAAAGGGATATTGGCGTTGGTTATGTCTTGAATTTCGGTTTGAAACTCAGACAATAACGCGATGTTCTTTTCCAACTCTACAACACGCTCGGCTTGCCCGCCTATAATACGCATCATTTGGGCTTCGCCGGTTAGCGATTCGATTTGATTCTCCAGTTCCCAATATTCGTTTTCCAACTCCTGCCTAGTCATTGGCAGGGTTCCGCTCTTTTTCATCTTGAGAAACTGCTTCAGTTTTTTAGACAGTTCCTCGGCGCTGTCACGCAAATCACGGGACGCTTTACGTTCTATGCGAGTTTGCCGCTGATCCAGATTATACGCACGGGCGGTAGATGTCGCCCGTTTTCTGCTGACGCGGTTAGTAGTAAAAGAGCGGGAAGTTTTTGCCATACGTTAACGCCGTCTTCTAAAGGTATAATTTTGCTGTCTTTGTTGCGCCGCTCTAGCGCGCTGCATAGCCATTTGTTGTGCGAACTGAGCTTGAAACTTATGTTTAAAGCCCATGGCGTTTTGCTGTCCTCTATATGCAGCTTCGTGAGTTATTTTTTCATTCGTATCGGCTAACAATTTCGAGTAGAGATAAAGCAATTCGATAAACTCAACGTCATCGTCTATAAAACACTTAAACTCCACCATTAACCGATATTTTATGTCGAAGATGTTGGTTTCATTATAGGTTGGAAAGAAAGTTTGAGGCGGTCATAGGAATTTCGACTGTTTCTTCCTCGGCCACCACCTCCTTTCCGTCTCGAAGTTGCGCTTCTATTTCGTTTATCTTCATGCGGATAGAATCCATATCCATCCGCATTTCCACTGCCGCACCCCGCATACCGGCTTCAATATAAGACGGAAGTAGGTTCTCCAGATTATCCAGCGCCGCTTTTAGTTTGCGTAGGTATTCGGAAGGGTTGAATTTGTCGTCCTTAAGGGAAACGATTTCAACAACGCCGTGTTCGGATTTTTCTTCCAACTCCAAAGCAAGTTCTATCAATTCGGAATCGGCGTTTTCGTATGCTTTAATTTTGTCGTCCCACGTATCCCCGGCGAAATAAATGATTCTAGGACGGCCAAAACTTTCCGCCGCGTCCTCTAAGTCTTCAAGTTGGTTGTTTTCGATATACTCATAATCGCGCATAGTAGGAACAACGAGGCCCTTCTTTTTATACTCCTCGTATTCTTCCTTTGTGAGGCTATGGGTTTTGAAAAGAACCTGACCCATATTCTCCACGGTTTTCTTGTTTAGGTTTCCATACATGGAAACCCATTCTCTAGTCCAAGGACGGCGAGTAAACGACTTTATACGTTGCTCATACATAAAGTGTTTGAAGTCGCCTGCCGTCATGTCTCTAACGTCTATCCCATAGATGGTGGCGCTCATCACGTCTAACAAGGCAGTTATAGACGACGCGGCGGCAGCCTTCGCCATCGCTTTTATATCGGCTCCTTTGAACCTACGATAGAAAACGTCCGACTTGTTGTCGTAGAAAACTCCACCCGACAGCAATTCAAACCGATACGAATTGGAAGGACGGTCAACTACGTCGGAGTTGAACGCTTTTTTAGGTATCTCGACTGTTCTAGTGAAACCGTTTTCCAGCGCGGAAGCAAGGTCGTCGCGTTTGGGTTTTAACGGAAAGTTTTTGTCTGCTGCATCATCAGCAGAGGGCTGATGCACCTCGTCATCAGCCCCCGGAACTTTATAGTCAAAATCGCTCATGTTCTTCACCCCTTCGTTATATTAAACGCTTTACTCCGCTAACGGAAAATGGAACGGACCACCGCACCCTATCCGATTGCCCATAAGAAAATTGTTGTTGCCCTGAACCGGACGGCCAACAGTCTTGATAGACTATCCCCATAACGGGTTTTGTGTTAGAAGCCCCGTCAAAAGCATAAAGATTAATGTCTCTGACGTAATCCGCTCTTACCCCATAATTTCCATCTTTATCGACTACCTCGTCTATCCAATTGGTTATCAAATTCCATGATGAGTAGCGAACGTCTTCGTATAAAGTAAGCGTTATAGAATCTATCGTTCTATAACCGGGGTATGGATAACGCGATCCGGCGTAATAGCGTTGGTCGGTATCTACTGTCCAATACCCCGCCGGTATTTCTTCTATCCTATAAAGCAACCCTGCAAACTTATCTCGTTTTTGCAGAGTGGCTAAATTAGCTTCTCTAGTATTAGCCGGGTTTAGGGACAATTGACTTGTGACAACGTTGTAGTCTAAAAAGTTCGTTCCAAACGCCAACGACGATTTTTGCGACTTGGAAATATCGATATAGGCGATCCAACGCCATGCCGGTGCCGGATCGCCTATTGCCGCAATAAGTTCTTCGTCTGTAGGTAGTGAAATGGACGCCACTTTTTAAATCCGAAAATATCAACGCTCGGTAATATCGTCCGAAATAGCTTTCCAGTAACCAAACGTAATAGTCTGTAGAACGGGGGACGTTCCGCCGGACGAATCGAGGTTAACGTCAGGACGATCCTGCGGCATACAACGTGTGATAGTGGTGCGCTTTGCTAATTTACCGGAACCGTCGTAAACGTTAAGTCGAACATCGCGGGTATAATCCTTTGAATACCCGTTCGACGTGCCGCTTTTAGTCCCCTTGACCTGCTGCTGCCACTGTTCGATCATGCGCATGACTTCCATGTCCTGCGCCGATTCGACAAACCCGACAGTCATTGTCTTGGGAAAAGTGTTCTTCCCGGAGAAAATGAAATCAAAGCTATGCAGTGTAACCGGCATAACTTCGTTGGACATGCCGGGGATAACACACTGCTGCGCACGCAACGTTAAGATTCTAGTGTCGCCGCTAACGCCCGGCAAAGAGCCGAATATCAACTCATAGTTGTCATTGGGCATGGCGTCTTTAAGACCAGCCACTTCATCGTAGGAGATACGCGCCATATCATTTCACCTTTTAGAAATAGTGTTCAACGATTAAACAAACTGCTCGGTAACGGAGATACCGCCAGCCCGCGTCGGGATAAGCGTAAGCACGATAGAACGGGCAGGGCGCGGGAAATCGAGGAATATCTTGATATTCACGCGCCCGGCATCCTCGTCGGAGGGCTTGTTATTGGTTTCATCGCAAACGATTTTGGCGGCTTTTAACGCTCCTGAACCGACCATCGGGTCCAACAGATTGCGGCCAAACTGTTCAACCCGGAAAAAGAGGTTTGCGTTAATCGCTTCCTGCAACAAGAAGGGGAAAAACCGTTCGCAGGCGTCACGGATAACGATCATGTTCATACGCGATGAAACGTAGGACATAACGCTGGTCTTTTTCTGGAGCGTCAATGCGTCCCACAAGACAAATCCGAAACCGCCCTGCATATTCAAGATCGGGTTAATCTGCGCAGCGGCTAACGAGTTCCGGTCGCCTTCCGAATAAAGATTGCGAACACCGACTACCCCTCTAACCTGACCACGGTTTAGACCCGCCGGAGAAAGATGGGCAGAAATATTAAGCGTTCTAGCCATCGCGGCCGCAGCCTTGCCCGACGGAGAAACGTAAAACTGAGACTGCGTGAACGGATCGGCAATCTCAACGTCGTTAGTGACAATCATACCAAACGACGAATTGGCATTAAGCGTAGTGTTGCGGTATGTAACCGCGTCACTAGCGCCCTGAGACGCGCTAGGCATATCCAAAACCGCGAAGGAGTTGGTTCTCTTTTCCGCAACCTCTATCATTTTGGCATGAACGGTAATATCGGCGTGTCCGGCGTTGATAAGGATGCGCACGTCAGGATAGAGAACCCTATCCTTTAACAAATTCCATCCGGCCGCAATATCACTACTGGAGGGGAGCGTGCCGTTATTACCGCCGTTAAGGAAGTAAATAGTTCCAGTATCCAATCCGACGAGTTTGCCAAGAGGATTGAGCAAATAGTGATCGACGCGAATGTCTCGGCTCTTATCCGCAGAACGGTTAATTACATCCTCGATATACAGCGAGTTGCCGAAACCATCGACGATTTTACGCAGGCTAACCGTGTAGGTCTTTTTAGGCGTAACCTGATTGGTCCGCGTATATATTTCGATATTGAACGTGTCATCGTTATCGACAGCGGCCGCGGTCGTCACAACGCAGGTAGCTTGAGAAGCGCCAAGCGTAACCAAGGGAGTTGTGACAGAAAGGTTATCGACGCCCAATTCCGGCGAAAGAATTTTGATGGTTCTGGCGGTGGCGTTCACTAAAACGCTACCGGCTACCCCAATAAGAGCCTGAATTTTCGCGCCGATTGCGGACATCATCGCCGAATGATTAGTCGCCCACGTTTCGGATACGGAAGTAACCTGCCCTTTATAGGTGAGGTTGAACGCGACGTTGTTCAGAGAAACAAAATCCGCACTGAAAGTCAGCGTCAACTGTTTAGCGGTTGCCTGTCTGATACTGGTAAATTTAAGACCAATATCGTTACCGTGCGCGCCGGGGTTTTGCGCAAACACATCGAACAATTTAAACTGCGCCGATGCGTCATTGCTATAAACATAAGTAGGCTGGCTAACACCCCCGGTAGTGGCAAGCGTTAACGTGAACGTTTTGCCGGACGGCGACATAACCCGAATAAGGTTTAAAGAACTTCCGCCGATTGCGGCCGCACTAGCGCCGCCGGGGGAAACGGTCGCGCTAATGCCGGTATTGATAAGCGCGTTAATCGCGTCGATAATAGCGCGCACTGTGGTGTTGTGATCGGCTACAAAACCGACCGTAGCGGTATAGGTATTAGTCCCGTCGTTAAGCGTTATAAGGGTGGAATTGCCTGATACGAACGTTCCAGAAATCGCTCCGGTTATCAACTGACGAGCGCCAGTCTGATAATCGGCGAAAGAACCGTTGGGGAACTCCATAACACTGGAAACAGGAGCGTCGTCAAACGCCGAAAACCCGTTGTTGAGGACCGTCAACCCAGCGTGTTTCGCGCTTTTAGAAACTCGCAGAACGGTCAACTTATTACCTTCTTCAAGGTAATGTAGGGCGTCGTATGCCGCGAGGGTCCAATCGGTAGAGATTTCAAAAAGCTCTAGAAATTCGTCAATGGTGGTGACGATAGCTTCCGAAGGCCCGCGTTTAAAAGGTGCGACAATAGCTGCCGAAGACGCCGACAACCCAACAGGAAAATCAGACTGATCGTCTTCAATGATCGACACTGCGGGGCTGGAGAGAAACTGTGCTTGGGTCATTTCAGATTCCGCTTGCTTATTTCAACAATGGGTTCAGGGCTGACGGTTTGTTTTGTTCTTTTTAGGATCGGTTGAAACAGGTTCTTCAACCTGTTCAATCGTCGCGCCAAGAACAATAACGCCATCGGGTAAATGTTTAGCGAATCGGTCTTCCACCGGGACAGTCGCTCCGGGAGGAACAATAATAACCTCCCCGCGCGATTTAAGCTCAGCCGTGAAATTCTTATCGGTGTTGTGAACGTTTTTCATTAACAGTTCCTTTGTCTAAAATTAGGTTAGTTGCTTACAATCTTAACGACAGCGGTTTCAGTTTCATCCGTGGGGTCGTATTCGACTAACAGCGTATCGATTGCGCTTGTTATAATGAGCGACCTCGTAACCACGAATGTTATGGAGTCCACCCCTATGGAAATCGTCACATTGACAGGTTTTGTAGTCAATAGATGAACGATTTTTTGTATGTTGGAAATAACCTGACTATCGCCCTTTTCCATTTCTACTTCTTGAATATGGACGGGCGAATTAGGGTCGGTGATAACGGCTCCATTGTATTCCGTAACCACTCGTCTTGAACGAGTGTTTGAAATATCTACTTTGCCGCTAAAACTAAGCGTTTGACTGAACGGCATATTTCATTTCCTCTCTCAATTCTGACGGGAATTGAATGTTGATGTTTTCCAATAGCTTTTCGTTCCCCACTTTTCCTATCCAACAACGTAAACGAAACTCCACTTCAGTTTCGCCTCTCGTCCCTTGGTCTTCTTCGGTGATAGAAGGTATGGTTACGGACGTAGTTGGTAGTTTCACTTTTGAATCGAACGAAGGAACTTTGTATTCAGTATCTGTTTCTGCTTTTTTAAGCATCAATTTAAAACTGAGTTTGTCCTGCGAACGCAAAAACGAGTATGCTTCTGCAAACCGTAGAAATTCTTTAATGTCTCTAGAAACAAATCTAGCAGTAAAAGCGACCTCTACCTGTATTGGATGCAGTATTTCGGCTGACGATCCTTCGACTATACGTCCTACGACACCTTGCCTATATAGGGCCTTTTCGTTATACGCTCTTTCGTCCGGCTGATCTATGGACATTATCTGAACGCCCAAGCGGGGATAAGCGTTTTTGTCGTTACCCCCGGCAGTTTCGGTAGCACGTTTATCGAAGTTTGACCCTTCATGTAAAAAGACGATCAAATTGGAATCTGTAACAGTTCGTGAAAACGCCGCAGCTAAAAGCGTAATGAAAGACTCGATGTTCAACCGCAACAAAGGCGATACAGGTAAGTGTCTAGCGTTATCAGCGTAGATTGACGCCATTAAAAATTCTCCATAAACAAACGGCCCGGTTGAGGGGTGTCAACCGGGCCGTTCCATCCAAGAGGCTTACGCTTTTTGCTTCTCTTTTACAGATACGTTTCTCGACAACTGAGGGGGTGGGTAGGTCGCCGGAAACCAAAGCAACTATTACGCGCTACGCCGCCTTGAACGTTTTGGTCTTTTTAAGAATCTCCGCCTGTTTACGAGATTCAGAATCGCCGGTTAGGGAAATACGATTAGCCACGGCGCGCTTAACAGCCGCCTCTTCCGTCATTCCGGGAACCTTAATGGTTTTCATATTGTCCTTAGACGGCGTATCGTCTTCTTCGTCTTCCTCGTCTTCCTCGTCTTCGACGGGAGCGGATTCATCCTGATTCGTTTCTGTATCTTTTTCGTCTTCCTCCGAGTAGTCGTCTTCGGAGTCGTCGTCTTCCTCGTCTTCCGGTTCCTCGATTTCTTCCTCGTCCTCGGCCGCTTTAATAACGGAATCGATTACTTCGTTATCCGTCTGCTTCTTAGCAGGTTTATCTTTTTCTTCTTCGTCAATAACGATTTCATCGGTTTCTGCGTCGATAGCCGCGCTCAAAGCGTGCTGGTTCATAATCGTCATGGCGGTTGCAAAATCCACCATATCATCAGCTTCAAAAGCTAAAAGGGCCGTAGCGAGGGCTTCGCGTTTGTCGCCCGCCTGAAAATGATCGAACGCGATAAGCAGAAGATCGGCCGCTGCGACTACGTTCACTAATTTCGGTTCAGGCTTTTTAGAAACCGTATCGGCTTTCGTTTCAGCAATTATAGGGGTTTCACTAAGCAAAAATTCGGCTAATGTATTCGCGCCGTTCTTTACGTCATTTCCATCGAAATTAATCTTGTGCTCGGTAAGCACGTTTGAAATAGCAGTATTTAAAGCAGCCGCAATAACATTCAGTTTGCTCATGGAAGGGAATCCTTCGTAGTTTATGGACTGCTATACAATCCGTTGCGCTTTGTCGTTTAATTAAATGGGGGCAGGTTTCCCTGCCCCACACTTAAATTAGACGTTAGCTTCTAACCGCCTTAGCGACAGTCTTGGCGTTGTGTGCAGCAGCCGACAGATCGCTGACCAAAGTCCAGCCGCGAGCGCCCGGCTTACCAAGCACCGCGCCGTCAACTTCCGTCGATTCCACCGGACCGCGTTCGGTGTAACCGCCGACAAGCTCCGGGTCCGCGAGGACATAAAGCTCACCGGGGGCGAGAACGCGAAGCGCCGGAATACGAACGCCGTCCGTAATGAAATCGCGGCCAAAGAAACGGCCGATAACGCCGTTCTGGATCAATTCCATTTTGGTGACGGGATCGTAATACGATGCGAACGACGAGGAAGTCTGGATGTCTTCCCAATAATCCGCAGCGAGAAGCACGCTACCGCCGGTCGAACCGCCGTTCGACAAAAGACGCGCGCCCATGTTAGAAAGCTGCGCAACGGTCAAGCTACCGCTAACGTAGGTAAGCGGGTTAACAAGACCGACAGAGGTGTCCAAACACGCCTTAACGGTTTTATCTTCGCCGACCATAACGGCCTGCAACGCTTCCTGAAAACGCTCGTCATAAACATCGCCCGGAGTCTGGTTGATGTCATTGCGCGTAACGAGAAGGTTGACGAGAACCTGAAATTCCGGCGGGAAGATAAAGCGTTCACGAACCATCTGCGGGAGAACAGCGCCGCCGCCGGTAGCGACAACCGCCATAACATGAAGCTGCTGAACGCGATGACGCGGAATCTGGCCGTTAGAAACTTCCAGTTTCTTGAAGATTTTGCGCATAAAGCCCTGACGTTCCACACACTCGCGGAGGTCAGAAGCTAACTGCACGCCGATTTCGGCCCAAGCCGAATTGGGCGTTCTATCTTCGTGAGCCTGAACAAAAGCCGCCGTAGCCTCTTCACGAGAAATAAGTTCCTCTTCGGAGGCCATAGTAACTTCGCCGGTTCCGGCCATGTTAAGGATGGTGGCGATAGCCTCCATCACTTCCTTTTTGTTATTGGCGTTGATTTCATTC